AGAGAGTCCCACTCCTTTATTAAAATAATAGATAAAATCTTAAGTCCACCATCTGATACAAGTACTTCCAATGACAGTTTGTCACCTGAAGCTGGATCAGACATTCTTGCATAACATTTTCTAATCACAACCAACCTACTCATTTTTGGGTAGGGTATAAGCAAGGCAGGGACTGAATTCAACAAGAAAATAACCTATCGGGCTATCGCTTTATAATAAGCCTGCCAGCGGTACTTATCCAATCTCAGTTGCCGCAAGCACTGAGTGCTTTCAATATCAGCCTGCAGATCTTCGTCGCTGTCCTTCGCGGCGTCACTTGCTTTGCACGGCGGGCTCATCAAATCCGGGGATGGAGTTGGCAGCATCGATGGCGCGCTGACGCAGCTGCACAGCATCATCATCAAACCTGCATACAATACGATTCGGAGACTGAACATATTTCACCACGTCACGGGTTATTGTTTTGTAGATGACCTTACCCGCTTCGTTAGCAGTAGCGGCCTTTTCCTCTACAGGCTTAATGGTACTCTCGGCCTTCTCTCTCTTCTTTGAAGCTTGAGCATTGATGTGATCAGCGTGAGAACTCCAGCCTGAGCGCCACGAAATCACGTTAGAGGCCAGCAGGATTGTTATAGCGATGATAACGGCGGTTAAGCGACTCATCTTTGCTCCCATAAACAAACTTCACGCTCAACTTCCCTCCGGGTAATAAGTCCTTTCCACTGCTTACCTTTGGCATAGGTCCAGCGGAGCAGTTGATCGCACGCTCCTTTAGGGTCACCCTGGTTGATTTTGCGAAGCAGTGTGGAGGTCTGGAAGTTACCAGTTCCGACGTTATAGGCGAACGAGTACAAAGCCCCACGCATAGTTTCTGGGATCGGTTTTTTGATGTAAGGGTTGATCTGCCTGGCGACGGTATTCAGGTCTTTATTTAGTAGCGCCCGACACTCTGCCTCGGTATAGGTTTTGCCGAGCATGATGTCTTTACCTGTGTGGCCGTAGCAAACCGTCCAGACACCTACCACATCCTGATAAGGGTCGTATCGCACTCCCTCAAGCCCATCATTACCCGTCGGGCCAGTAATGAGTGCAGAGGCAATCGCAAAGGCTCCACCGCCGACTGCAGCAAGAACGCTTTTACGTAGTGTCGGAGACATTATTCACCTCGCACAGCTTTTCGCCGGTCTTCTTTAATTTTGAAATACAGATTCGTCAGGTATGTCAGCAAGCCAAATACCAGACTTCCCAGAACACCAATAGCGGCCCACTGGGATGGGGATACTTTGTCGAGCAATTGCAACATCCAGAACCCCGCGTTACCTGCGGACGTTCCGTAGGCAATACCTGTTGTTAGCTTGTCCATTCGATACATACTCCACCTCCGGATTAACGGGGTGCTTTGTGCGTGTAGGGGGTCAGGCCCATCGGGCTGATTTAACAACGAGCCGTATCGATGATGATTCCCGTGAGCCTGAAATGAAAAAGGCCACGCAAATGCGCAGCCTTTGAATAGATCCGCTGGAAAAGAACAGCCTACGCGTTAACGTGGGCTTGAGGTGAAGTTGTGGTGCCGGGTGCCTCCCGGTAAGCCTTTGGTCAGCCACCATGACTCGCGCATTCGGTTTAGCAATAAAACAATACTGTTTACGCCCCTCCGCTCAGGGGGATTCACCACCCATAAAACTTAACATCTCAATAACGTCTCTTCAATGCCAAACGTCGCTATGACCTAATTTTTCGGCGTAAAGCATCCTTCTGTTCCGCTTCTTATTGCTTTGAGCCTCACTCCGTTGAAGGGGAAAGGAGTTCCTGCAAATGAATCCATCGCCTTCCTTGTTTTGATGATTTATTTGGGCAGATTACGAGCAAAAAAAACCCGCCAGAGAAGCGGGAAGAAAATTGGCAACCAAGGCTGTAACGAAAGGAAGGTGCACCTAATAGTCCGAGCTACCGATTTACCAGGAAGCATTCACTTTTGCCTTTACGTTCTATAAACATAGCAGGGCAACCGCAAAAGTAAACCCACTATGAAATATTCAATATGCTTAGTGACAGTGTGGTGCCGGGTGCCTCCCGGTGAGCATGCCCCAGTCGGCATGGCCCGCGCTGCATTTACAGGTTTCTGTAACTGACTGGTCGCCCCTCCGCATAGGGGGATTCACCACATCAATAATTTAGGATGCAAACAATCAAAGTGTCAATATCTGACCATACCGCCAGCGCCTCTGCCATAATATAAGCCAGCAACAGCCCACTTAAATTGTATGCATTCTGATACTTGAAGCTATTGCAAAGCCCTGACTCAATGCAGTCACCCACTGATATCAGGTAAATACGAGGTAAGTAAAATGCTATCTACTGATAACCAAAGAATTTCAGAGATTTTTGAACGTTTGGCAGAAATAGCAGCTAAAACCGCTGAATTAACAAGCAACCCTAATCTATCCCCTGCTCAAAAGTAGGCAGCATGTGACAGTTACTTTATCGAACATGATCAGTTAACAACCGAAGCCCTAGAGATCTTCAAAAAAATCATTAAAAATCCTCGGTGAATGCTGAAGCATGTGAGATTGCGTATGCAATACGACGATATGACAGGGGTATTGATGCAGCGCATCTCGCGAATACCCCTGTCGTATCGCCGGAAAGCAAAAACCCCGCACGGGCGGGGTCTTCGTTATATTCAGATTGTCGCTTTTTGTCGCTGCCGAGTGGCGCAGCTCTGCCAAGCATGAAGGGATTATCTAACTTTCTGGCCCATTTTCAATACCAAAAAGTCAACATAGCACTTTTTGCTAATCCGCATGAATCGCCTTATGAACAGAAAGGAAAGCTTTTGCTCTGAATATTTCAAGACACCAGCGCACTCTTTTCCGGGCCTCACTGTCTGTTAACCATGGCGCCACCAGCTGTATTTCCCGTGTTATGTCTGAGATTTTTTTGCGGGTGGTGTAATAGTTAACGCCAACGAGATAAACAGGATCACCCGTTTCAAATATCGCCAGTACACATCGTTCAACAAATTCAACATCATCCTCAGTGATCGCAGCGTCAATGGCCACAGTTGCAGGTTTTGGCCACAAAATGGCATGCGCCCTGCTTAGTGCCTGCCGCCCGCGATAGCCTTCACTCCTTGCCTGCTCAATTGCTGCCGTAAAGCGCTCTAATGCTCTATCTGACCAGTGATCACCCTTCATACCTCGCCAGCATGAATGTCCTGATGGTTTGCGAGGGGCCGCACCTCCTCTCATACCTTCTCCCCATACAGTAAGCAGAGATTTTATCCAGGCGGACTGAATGCCATTAAGGGGAGTGAATCGGCCCAGCCAGCTTTTGCGCGGGGCGGCGGCCACTGTTTCTAATCCTGCACGGTGTAGACGGCGTTGACGTGGTGTCATTCTGTTCTTCTCCTTACTACGCCAGAACGCCGAGCGCGTATGCCCGGTCCAGCAATTTAATAATCAATACCGGCTGGGTGCCGTATTCACGCTCAAAAGCGGCAGGGTCATGGTGCAAAGCACGGTGGTGCTTGCGGCATAATGGGATCGTAAAAATATCGTGGGCCTTGGTGCCTACGCCGCCCTGCCCCCAGCCAATAAGATGATGGGCATCATCTGCAGGCTGCCCACAGCACATACACGGCTGTTTTTTAACCCATGAGATAAAGTCAGCTGATAACCATCGGCTCCGCTTAGGTCTCGCGAATAGTGTCGCCGGTGCAACAGGATCGACGTTCACAGGAACCAGAGGTTTGCCCGGCGTTGTTTTTGCCGTTGGCCTGATTGCTTTTTCGATACGGGGAGAAAGAATGCTGGTGGCCGGTACCGACGGAACGATCTCACTCTCCCTGTAAACAGATTTAATGCCATCGTCTTTAATACGCAGGGATCGGCGCGCCATTTCTTCTGTAATTTCATCGCCAATCCCGGCGCCTACCGCCCACCAGCATAGCTCCGCCAGTGACAATGATCGCTGAGCGTCCAGCCCAAGCGCGATGCGGGCAGTGTCGATTACCCAGTCAGCGTTATTAACACCTACCAGTTGATCGAGGGTGTGTTCCGTTTGGTTTTTCAGCTCATTATCACAGTGCCAGCATGCGATTATTACACCCGTCGAATGGCGAAACGGGACGAGCTCATGGTGATGGTAATCGGAATGTGTCCACTGACAGTTTTTAACCTGCCTACGCAACCATGACTCGAGGGCACTAACCCCACCAGCTGCAGTGATAACTGCCTTCTTCATGAAAAAAGGTCTGATCACCATATCATCCCGCAACGGCTGCCGGGCATCAGGAAGACGTCCACTGGGTATCTTTTTCATGCTTGCCGGCGGTATTTCAACAAGAACTCGGCCGGCACCGAATAACGGCATTAATTCACTACCCGGCTTAAGCAGCACAATTCCAAGATGACGTGCAATATCCACGTTAAGCAAAGCTCGCATCAGTCCCTCCACATCTTCTGTATGTAGGTCCTGTCAATCCGTGGCGGCTTCTTCGATTCCGGCAACAACACGCGGATCTCCCACGATGCAAAGTCTCTGGATAAGCTCTTCTCAACCACACAGTTATTTTTACGGTATCGATCCACCAGCTCTGTAGCCTCAGCCTCTGAAAGCTGCTCGTGTAAAAACCAACTTTTCTTCATGGCTGATCACCGAACAGTCGCAAAAACTCAATCGCTCTTTCACGCGCGCCGGGTTCTTCAGCGATCATTTCCGGCAGCAGCTGCACGGCGAGCATAGGCTCCTTTCGCCCGACGATGGAAATTCCTCTGGAGACACGGCGAGAGAGTTTTATGAAATTTTTTCTCTCTAACGCACGCAGATGCAACAGGACAGCATTAGACGAGCTAACGCCGAGCATATCGGCCAGCTCAGATAGCGTAGGTGGGTAGCCATGCTGATTGATGTAGGCCACCAGCAGATCGAAAACTTCCTGCTGTCGAAAAGTGAGTTTCGAAGACGAGAGTAAACCGGCGCTCGTTGAAGGAGCACCAGTCAGAGGGGATTTTGATACTTCGGTTGTTTGCGTCATGGCTTCTCTCCGTGACGCAGCAGGTATAGGTTGTTCAGGCCTATGACGGGATTGTAACAGAACCAGGGGGAACCTGGTAACCAACTCCAGACCTAGCCTTTTCAATCATCTGTGAAAAAAGAGAGAGAGTCCCCACTATCTCATCCGGCTGCAAAGGCATAAACGAAACAGTGTCGCCGCGCCGGTACATCAGAGCGCGCTCACACACAGGAAAGGATGTCAGACGGGCAACGATCACCCCATCGTCGCATCTGATAATTGCATAGCCGGTGTTCGGCGTTTCTTGTTTTTTACTCACAGCCAAATCCTCAAAATAAACCAGGCAAGCCACTGGACCTCAACTTAACAAAACCAGTCATCAGCGCTTTCCCAGGTGTCCTGCAGGATTTCCTCAATACGTTTTTTATCTCCGTCCATTCCACCAAGCACGGTCAAACCATCGGAGCTGGCCCGACGAATCACAAGACTGCAGTTATTAAAGTTTTGATCCAATCGCCGCAGTAGCTCCTTCTCCAGAGCAGGCACAGCGCCATCCGGCAATTTTTTTTGGCGATCAATTGTGATTTCCACTTTCATAACTAGCTCCTCACGCAAGTGTCGCGGTAGGGATACCCGTTACCGGATACCCCCCGCACAGATCCCGGCGTGCGCGATTTACGCACCGGGCTCCTGCCTCGGGTGTCTGGCGGTGAACCGCTCCACAGGCCATGGATGAAGAACCC